GCCGTAACAGCAGCCTGCCAGTGTGCTATGTCTGGGCCGACCGAGAACGACTCGGACCAGACCTTCGCAACTCTCATCACCAACGGCACGGTAAACACGATGCAGTTGGCCGCAGGCCGCTACAAGGTCACAATGAATGTCACGGTCAAAAACACACACGCGACGAATGCGCTAGACTATCGGTTCGCTTTGACTGACAACGCCACCACCGAGGTTGCCTACTTCAACAGCAACACGGTGGACATTACGTTGCCAGCATCGACCCAAAACCATACGGTATCGTTCTCGAAAATTGTGCTGCTTGATCTTTCTGCCCAGACGATCATCAACTACGCACAAGCCGCTGAAGGTTCAGGTCAAACCGCCGCGCTTGTCCGCAGCGTCTCCTCAGAGATCCTCGTCGAGCGACTTGGCTAACATCCCCCCTCTGGGCAAACCACTCAGAGATTTTCGGAATGCGCTCTGGGAGATTATGCAGATCTTGGGTCTCCCAGATCCGACCGATCTTCAGTATGACCTTGCCGATTTTCTTCAAACGCCCTGCGAGCAAAAGCTGGTTGAGGGTTATCGGGGAATCGGCAAGAGTCTGCTGGCTACGGCATGGTCAGTACATGAGCATCGGATAGAGCTGGAAGACCACGGGGAAACCGACCTTCATACGCTCTATGTAAGCGCTGGAAAGGATTACGCAGACGAGATCTCTACGTTTGCCAAGCGCCTTATTAGCGAGGTGCCTTTCTATCAATGCCTGTCACCGGGCAGCGAGCAGATGAAATCCAACATCAAATTTGATGTGGGCTACAAGAAGCTCTCAAAAGACCCGAGCTTCAAGTCTGCTGGAATCTTCGGCCAAACCACCGGATCACGCACCAACCGTGCCTATCTGGACGATGTTGAAATCCCCAAGACATCGGGCACGGTGGGGATGCGGGACAAGCTGAAAACGAACGTCCAAGGAGTCAACGACTTGCTTCCCCCGGAGGGAGGTCAAATCGTTGTTCTTGGAACGCCACACTTTGAAGACACCATTTACAACTGGTTGCTATCTCGCGGCGATTGGATGGTCAGGATCTACCCAGCTCGATACCCCTCCGCTGAAAGGGCCGAGCTTCTTGGGGATCGCCTAGCTCCAATCATTCGGGAGCGGCTGGAGGCTGATCCAGACCTAGTTGGAAAGCCCACAGACCCCAAGCGCTTCGATGAGGAGCGGCTTCAGAAGCGAGAAGCGAGATCCACTCCAGCTCACTTTGGCAGGCAGTATCTCCTCGACACCTCCATTGGCGATAAGGAGATTCACCCTCTAAAGCTGGCTGATCTGATTGTTACGGACCTACACCCAGAGGTAGCCCCCCAAAGGGTTATCTGGGGAACTGATGATGTGATTGAAGATCTGCCCATTTGGGGGATGGCTGGCGACCGCTTTCACCGTCCGGTGCGGCTTTCTGGCGATCAGGAGATGGCCGAATACACGGGGGGGGTCATGGCAATAGACCCTTCAGGCCGTGGCAAGGATGAAACGGCCTGGGCCATTGCAAAGATCTTGAACGCAACAGTATTCATTCCAGACTTCGGCGGGTACTTGGCGGGATTCGAGGATACAACTCTTCGCGCATTGGCCGAAAGCGCCAAGCAATGGAGGGTCAATGCCATTCGGGTCGAAACCAACTTTGGCGATGGAATGTTTGAGCAGTTGCTAAAGCCTCACCTTCGAGCTGTGAAGCACCCGTGCCAAATCATTTCAGAACGATCATCCGGCCAAAAAGAGCGCAGGGTTTGCGACATACTTGAGCCCCTGATGAACCAGCACCGCTTGGTTATTGACACCAATGCGTTGCGAAGAGACGCCGCACCTCGAGACGGGATGGGAGAGGAGGCTGCAATGCAATATCGTTTTGCATATCAAGCCAGCCGAATAACACGGCAGCGGCAATGCCTCCAGCACGATGACCGTATAGAAGTGATTGCGATGGCGGCGGGCTACTGGGTAGAACACCTTGCACAGACCGCTGAAGAGGCAATGGCTTTGGAAGAAGACAGTGACATGGATGATGTCATAAGAAACTGGGCACCGCCGCCAAGCGGTAGCAACTGGACTAACGAATACATCCCTTCATACATGAGACGATGAAAGATTTGCACAAGCGCGGCCACCTGTTTATGGCGATAAAGTCTGATGCAGCGGCTACATATTGGCCTGACCCTTCTGCCGAGGAAGTTACAGACGGTCCTACCGGGTGGGGTTTTTCAGAGTCACAAAGTGACTCACCATTTGCCTCTGGCGACCGCACAGCAATAATTTATGCTGTGTTGTGTTGCAACGGCCCCGCAACTCTTGGGGTCAAAGACCACGGCGACACAAACACTCTGTTTCAAGTTTCTGCCGGGGCGTCGAGCATTGGTACAAGTTACACCTTCGGCCCTGAGGGAGTACGGATTGAGGGCGGCTTTTCAATTGCCACGCCAACAACATCCGGCGAGGATGATTTCCTAGTCGTTTACGACATAGTTGGATGAGCCAAAAAGCGAAACCGGGTCTCTTGCTGATGGCCTTTACCAACGATTCCGTTTCCGAGGCGGTCTATCCCCGTCCCGGCGTTGGTGTAGTAGCGAATGAACCAAAGGACGGCTATGGGATTACAGGGGTATTAGGCAACAGCCCATTTGGCAATTCTTCCGGCACAAAGGATGCAATCCTTTATTCGGTGAATGGGTCTAACGGTCCCGGTAATCTAATTTTGCAAAGCACCTCTGGTGATAGCCTGATGACGTTTCAGGGAGGTCCGTTGACTGCGGTAGGAGTCGCATACGAGTTCGGGCCTGACGGCATTCGGATACCCGGAGGCTTTCGGGTCAAAACCCAAGCGGACAAATCGGACACATGGGTAATTACCTATGAGGTGGTATGAGACGGCACCAGTTGTTTTCTATCTTCGCCGCGCCTGAGGACATCTATTATCCGAAGAAGGAGAACGTAATATCGAGCATCGGCTGGGGTGCGACTACGACTTCGGGTGATTCTGTCTTTGCCGATGGGGCTACCTATGCCGTAATACGTTCGATCTGTTTGCCGCCGACAACTGTTTCGACAGAGCCATTTCCAAAGTTGGAGATCAAAGACGGCAACGGCGATACCTTCATGGAGTGGACTCAGACAAACCTTGTCTCAGGGAATCTGCTTCATGGGCCTGATGGGGTAGAAGTCCCTGGTGGCTTTTCGGTTGAGGTGAGTGGTGCTGATGGTGGTTATCTTATGGTTGTCTTCGATGTGTCGTGAGTAAGCACAAGCATCGTGCGATGAACGTCCTTGGAAGGGAGTTCTTCCCTCCGATGCAGCCCTCCTATGGAGGTGCGGACAATTACTTCTTAGACCCGATACAGGCGACGAATGTTGTTTGGGGTGGCCGTCATGTTGCTTGCCCTGATTGGGTGTTTGCTCGCTCCATTGGGTTTTGCAACACGGCCACGGGCGACCCTTCACGGGTAGTGCATTTCAAGAAGCGCTGCATTCTGAAGGCGCTTCGTGTTTGGCGAGCTGAGAGTTCTGGTTTGGTGAGAATCCGCGAGTGGCACAATCTGGCAAGTCAGAGGTACACCCGATTGGAGTTTCCGGTAGATGTGACAGTAGCCTCGAGCTTTGAGTTTGGGTTATACGGTGTAGACATAGGCCGGATGCCTTATGTCGAAACTACGGTGAAGGCATCCATTGAGGTCGTTTTCGACATTGAGTGAGGGTTTGATGGACGAACTGTTGAGGCAACTTTTGATCCAATACCTAGTGCGCTCGATGAAGGAGGAGCAGTTCAGAGATCCTGTCCCTCAGTTTGACAATGCGCCCTCTATGCCGTTGCAGATGCTTCGAGGCCCTTTGGAGTCGAGCGCTGGTGATGGCACCTTGCTTCACGGGCTTCTTTCGGAGCCGCTGTGTGGTTCCCTATGAGCAACCCGATCAGCGGTGAGAACCTATCTGGTTTGGTTCTATCCTTGGGTGGAAACTGGCCGTCCGAGGAGGTGATTGCTGGGATAATGGAGTTGGATGGGGATCGGAACCGAGCCCTGGAGGAGATTTTCTTACTGCACTCGGCTGCCAATTCGGGTGGTTGCAGTTGCGATTTTTGCGTGATGACGCAAAGCCTTGAGCTGGACCCTTAGCCGGAAAAAGAACCATGAAGCGCTCTCTTTGCCTGTTTGCCTTTGTTGCCCTGCCCCTTCTTGGCCTTGGGGCGTGCGTGATGCCGGGGGACATCGACGCCTTGCGGCAGAACCTGGACGCCTTTGAGGCGGGCGCGGTTACCAAGCCGGAATTCGACGCCCGAAATCAGGAGATCGCAGACGAGATCGAGGCGCGAAACGCCGAACTCAAGGAGAAGGCCCACGAGTTGCCGACCGATCCTTTGCAACTCCTCGCATGGGGGGGGTCGATGCTTGCCACCGTGGTAGGCACCAACAAGCTGCGGGACCATAGACGGAAAATGAGGGGTGAGGCTACAGGAACAGGGCACGGCCCCGCCTAAGGCTCTGTGAGGGGTGTTCTGAGAACCTGCATCACCCTGGCAGTCATCACTTATGCAGCCGCAGGATGCGCGTATCTGGCGGCAAGCCTCCTCAGGGCGCTCTAGGGCTGCGCGTGGCCCCGTGCTGCTGCTGCTGGCGTTTGCCCGGTGGATATCCATCCCAGCGCCCGGTGGGCACAGGGGGGATCTGAGGGCGTCTGAGTGGGTTGGTTGTAAATGAGCATTGAAGTCAGGTAGCGGGAGTGTGTTTGTATGAACAAGGAAGAGGGCGGCGAGTCTGCCCCGGCGAGGCGGGTGGTCGAGGTACATGACTTGGCAACCACTTGCCGCCTGAAGAAGATTCAGGCCAAGGCAGATGCCGAAGTTCGGAAAGTGGCGGTAAGGGCAGCTCAGGCAGAGGCAAGGCTCGGACTGGAACGCATGAGGCTCGAGATGAGCAGCCACGAAGCCGCCTCCCGCCACCTCGCCAGGTGGGCTGCCTTCTACCTATTCGCCAGCGTCCTCGCCTTTCTGGGCTACCTCGTAGTCACTGACGGCGGGGGAGATCAGACGGCCACAGTTGCCACCCTCGTCACTGTTGTTGTCACGACAATCGGTGGACTCCTCAGGTCCGTAGTCACCGAATCAAAGGACAAGACACCTGAAAACGCCAATCACGGCAAATAAACATGAGAAAACACCCCCTAATACCAGCAGCAGCAATCGTGAGCACCTTCATCCTAATACTCGCCCTTTGCGGACTGGCAAATGCACAGAATCACTTCTCATCCAACCTGTCTCTCAACGACATAACCCCCGCCCCACGCCCTTTACTAGCAATTCGCAATCAAAATCTAGCCGTGGATGGGCCGTGGAGCTTCAAAATCCCAAAGCAGCCCAAGGGATTCACCAACTTCGACTGGAAGGTCTCCTACTCCTACACCCCACTCGTCGGGGGACAGAACAGAAGCAACCTCACCCACCCAGGATTCGTCACCGGAGAACTAAACGCTGCCGTACAGATCTGGCACAACTTCAACGACATCCACGGGGTCATGGCACTGCCCGGAATGGGCACAGGGAGAATGATCGGCAGCGAATGGGGACCAACTGAACCCGCTCTAGGGAACCACTTCCCACCCCAACAATGGGAAGAACAGTACGAGCTGGGCAACCCAAGCATCTACTGGGGACCATCACCCTTCGACGCCGGAGAACCAAGGAGATACACCCACCAATACACACTCCTACCCGGACAGTGGCTCTCACCACACCCAGAACAGATCATCACACTCGACCCACAACTACAGTGGCTAGTACCAGAGTGGCAAGGATCTCACCAATACGCCTGGTTCGTCGATTGGAGAGCCACAATCGTCTGTTGGGGTCAATGGGTGCCCTAAGTGACCGAAGACCAGTGGATGGAGGCCGTCAGAAGGCGAACGCACGACATCGCCAACCGGGTCACCATCAACTCCGAACTTGTCACCGTACTCAGAGAACGGCAGGCACACATAGCAAATCGACTCGAACAGCTAGAAACACTCCGAGCCACCGTCTCAAAACTCGAATCTCAGGCTTCCATACTCCGATGGCTACTAGCAACACTCACGGCCATCACAGTCGGCATCATCATTCGACTCGTCTAACCATAGCTCCATGCCATCATTCGCAGCGATAGCAAACAAGAAGGCTCTGGCAGCCGTAGGATCACTACTCCTCGGCTGGGCCTCATACGTCTCACTCACAGCCATCAACAACCACGCAAGGATCTCCGCACTAGCAGAGAAACAAGCATCCGATGACCGGCAAGACACCGAACTGCGCGAAATCAGACGAACCATCCAGGATATGACCGTCCTCTTCTTCCAACTCGACAGAGAGAGCCAAGAACCTAAGCCTGAAGAGACCCAGCCACTACTCGCAATGCCAGCACCAGACCTCGAGACCACTGAAATGGAATCATTCAACGCAGCACAGATAGCAATCGAAGAACTAGTGCAACGCAAAGGAAAACAGTAACCAGAGACACACAAGCCCACGAAACGACAAATGGGTAACAATATGTCTCTGGGGGTATTCGTATAGCGCCCAGCTCGAGGTGCCCCCCTTCCGTCTTATTTGGGGGGTGGGGGGTCACCCTGTATAGGGTGAGTGGTCGCTTCTGCCATCCGCTTCCCATTTTTGGGGTGGGGTGTGGGGTGGGTTGGGCTTTTGAGTGATG